CTGTTTGTTGCGCCTCCGACACCAGCCACACAAGAGGGCTTTGACCTATGAGCCATTATATGACAGCACTGGCGATGCAGCAGCGCGGGCTAAAACCTGCGGCTAAGATAGTGCTTTATTGGCTGGCGGACCACCACAACAGCGAAACAGAAGCGTGCTTTCCTAGCTTGAACACTCTTGCGGGTGAGTGCGAAATGGACCGCAGCACTGTCGTCAGGCACCTAGAAGCGCTTGACGAAGCCGGTTTGATAGCCCGAGACAAGCGCACAAGGGCCAACGGATCGCAGACCAGCACGGCATATATTCTCACCTTGACCCCTGTTGCAAAATACAACAGCCCCTGTTGCAAAACGCAACAGCCCCCTGTTGCAAAATGCGACCCCCATAACCTTGGAACTATTAACCTCGGAAATGAAGAAGAGGATACTTCCGTATCCTTGTGGGAAAAGCCCGAATCCGGTGATGATGTTTCACGGGCTGTAACTCACTTCAATGCAACGGCTGACAAGGTGGGATGGCAAAAGGTTCAGAAGCTAAGCCAGCCAAGGCGCACAGCACTTCTAGGCAGGTTTAAGGATTGCGGCGGGTTTGAGCAGTGGGCCGAGGCAATTGACAGAGCAGCAGTAGCGCCGCACCTAATCGGAGACAACGACCGTGGGTGGACAGCCAGCTTTGACTGGTTAGCCAAGCCTGCGAATTTCATAAAATTGATGGAGGGCAACTATGACAAACGAGCTAATCCAACGAGGCCGCGCAACTCTGGACGACCAAATCCACACCGCAGCATGTTTGCGGCGTTCTGTGCAGAGTCCGCTGACGACGACGGAGCAGGCCCAGAATATGGCGGCGATATGCGAGACATTACGCCAGCCCGCTTCTAAGAACTGGCTAGCGGTGAGGGTCACAGCACTTCTCAGCCATTCTTACGTTTCGGACCTTGAAGTGCCTGTTGGAAAGATTGTCGCCTCAGATTGGCTGGACAGTCTAAGCATATTCCCAGCATGGGCGGTGCAGGAAGCGTGCACGGTTTGGCTTCGGACACAGGCAAAGCGGCCAACCATCTTTGGAATAAGCGAACTGTGTCAGCAAAGCTTCGGGGTTGTTGAGTATGCCCGCCAGAAGGCAATGCGCGGGCCAGGGTTGCGGTCATGGGAGCAAGCCCCGGCAGAACGCCCAGAGGTAACGGAAGGCGACCGGGCCAAGCGTGGCGCGCAGATAGGCGACGTGTTGAAAAAAATGCAAGCGAAAATGGAGGCAGGGAAATGAACAGCATATCAAGTCGAATTACTGACATGGTTCGTAGGTTTGACGATGAGTGTGAGGCGCAAGGGCATTCGTTTGCCCTTAATCCTGCGCGCGACGGCTGGCTGTATTGCCAAGGTTGCGGCGCGGCTAAAGAGATGCAAGCGAAAGTGGAGGCAGGAAAATGACGTTTACTGCGAATGATTGCCGTGACATGGCCCGAGCACTTGAGCAGTGCCATCCCCCAGAGGAGCGTAAGCCCCGCCTTTTGATGGTTATGGCGGCTGATGCCCTGCGAAAAGCTGCGGGTGAAATTGAATCAAAGGAGGCTGACCAATGACACAGACAACCACAGACCACAGGGACCAGCTAACCGCAGCCACGTCAGGGATGCGGTCAAAGATGGGGCGGCATATTATAGCCGAGGTGGTTGAGGCCACAGGCGTCAGTCTAAAGCACATTACGGGGCACAGGCGCGAGCGGCGCTTTGTCATTGCTCGCCACTGCGCGATGTATCGCATCAAGCAGGAAACCCAGCTAAGCCTGCCGCAGATAGCCCGGCTGTTTGGCGACAGGCACCACACGACAGTGATGCACGGGATTAAGGCCTGGCGCGACAAGTGGTCAAAGCTATGACACGGCCTGCCAATAATAATTAATTTACGTCTTGCTAAGCGTGACGGGGCGGCGTATAGATAATGCAACAAAACGCGAACGAAGGACTAGGCATGTCAGACACTACACCCAAGCAGAGATACGATGCCCGAATGGCTCTTAAACGTCAGGCGCAAGAGCCAGATCATAAACGCGACGACATCGTGACCGCAGAATATGCTTTTGACATTGCAGAGCGGGCGGTAACAGCCTTTGAAAAGCTGGTGTCAATCATTGGCCGTAAACCAACTCAGTAAAAAACCACTTGCTTATGCGCAACGGCATCTATCGATTGTCAGAAGCGCGCAGGCTTAAAATTTAAGGGGAAAGACATGACCGACTATACCGGGATGACTACAACGCAAGAGCGGAACCAGCTTATTCGAGAGGTAGCCGCCCGAGACGGGGAAATCGCCGCGCTAAAACGCGAGAAAAGCATGACACAAGACCAATGGCAACCGATTGAGACCTTGCCGAACAATTCTGGGGGTCAAGTTATTGCTTGGCCAGTGCTTCCGTTTAGGGATCATGAAAGAACTCAGGTCGCCTCTTGCTCAGTTGATTTTGCGAGAATGTCAGGCGCTACCCACTGGATGCCCCTGCCCGCAGCGCCAAAGGGGCTGGAATGATCACTGTTTGCAAATCACCGGCTCAAAGGTGGCACGGCCTAACGGCGCGTGTCACCAACTTTTAAGAGGGGTTTGACCCATGAACTATGCAAAAGCATTCGAGGACGAATACGCGCGGTTAATCCATGCAGGGCCGCGACCAAAGCCAAAGGGGCCAAATTATTACGGTATCACAGGGCAAATACTTGACATCATGTCCAACGGGCGGGAGCACACATCTGGCGACATTTCCGCGATGATTGGTTGCTCCACCCGCACAGCGTCTTTTTGGCTTGGTCGGCTGTCTGGCCCTAAGAGCAACAAGGAGCTTGAGTCAAGCATGTATCGTGGCGGGCAAATTTATTGGCTGGCGGGCAGTAAGGCAGAGGGGTGGAAGCGATTAGCGCGTTGACAATGTGTCCGAAGCGTGCGACAAACTTCGGACATAGCCGCATTGATGTGGTGTGAACGGCCTTGTATCAGGGTTGCAGCCTTTGGGAAGTCGCATGTTTCACACCTCATGAGCGCGACACACTGTGAATATGAAGGACGATTAGTCTTGTGCCACCAACATATGGGCAGTCTAAATACTAATCCGCGCTCAACACATAAGACCGCCACCTCTGAACCCTAGCGGGCCACGTGGCGGTTATTATTTCAAAGCAGATAGACACAACACCAAAACCCATGTAACATTCCAAAAGCACAAGGGCGATTAAGCCACTGGACGCGAGGACGATATGGCAAACAAAGACCCATCGCATGAGACCCGGTTCAAGCCGGGGGTGTCTGGAAACCCATCTGGAAGAAGCTCAGAAGAGCTTATCGCAATGAACGAGGCGGCAAGAATTTCGGCCAATTTGCGGCTTTCGGCATTATCCTGCCTTCAGGGGAAGGTTGACGCTGGCGCAGACATCCTTGAATACATCGACGCGAACATCCTAAACCTGTTCAAGCAGAGCGAAGACCGGGCGCATGGAACGGCTCAACAGCACGTAGACAACACAAGCAAAGATGGCAGCATGTCACCGGAGCGGATTATCCGTGAGATAGTGACGCCGAAACCAACAGGGGAAAAGACATGACAAGGCAAGAAAAGTGCAAAGGCTGTAAGTTCTACACAAACATAGAACAGGTTGTTTTTTTGTTTAGGCACTTTGGCCCGAGCGAAGAACATACTTTAAAAGAACAAGCGTGCTCAAGGTATCCGGCGCACGTAAAGGTCAGCGAAAACCATTGGTGCGGCGAATACGTGTCACGGGAGGAAGCACCATGACAGACGCACCGAAAAATATTGAGACATTGGCCGCGTTAGAGCATGAACAATGGGCGCACTGGACATCATATATGCTGGACAATCTAACGCCTGTAAATATTGCTCGGTGGCGCAAGCAGGCGCAAACCTCATACCCAGACTTGACCGAGAGCGAAAAGGAAAGCGACCGCAAGTGGGCGAGAATAGTCCTCTCGGCACTAAATGCCGATTAGCCTGCGCATCCCAACTGCGGCGGTGTTTGAGCCATTGCTGCAGCCTGCACGCTATAAGGGCGCGTGGGGTGGCCGTGGGTCTGGCAAGTCTCACTTCTTTGGGGGGTTAGGCATTGAGGACGCGCTGCGCTTTCCCGGCGACCACGGCAACGGCCTGCGGATGGTGTGCTTACGTGAAGTTCAGAAGTCGCTAAAGTTCTCGGCCAAAAGCCTGATAGAGCAAAAGTTAATTGACTTTGGGTTAGCTGAAGCGCAGGGCTTCAAGGTCTACCGTGAGCTAATTGAATTGCCGGGCGACGGCGTTATGATTTTCAACGGCCTTCAAGACCACACGGCTGACAGCGTTAAATCGCTAGAGGACTTTCACCGCGCTTGGATTGAGGAAGCGCAAAGCGTGTCGGAGCGGTCGCTTACCCTGTTGCGGCCTACGATACGTTCGGAAGGCTCAGAGATATGGGCAAGCTGGAATCCGTCACTGCCGACAGACGCCATTGACATGATGCTGCGCAGCGACAAGACGCCCAAGGGGTCTGTTGTTGTGCGCGCCAACTGGTCAGACAATCCTTGGCTACCGAACACGCTAGAAGACGAACGCCGCGACGTTATGGCGATGTCACCAGAGCGATACGGGCACATCTATGAGGGTGAGTATCAAAGCGTTACTGAGGGCGCATACTTCGCCAGCCGGTTGACCGAGGCACAGCTTAGCGGGCGCATCGGCAACGTGTTCCGCGACGGGCTTATGAAGGTCTATGCTATCTGGGACATTGGCAGCACATCGAACGCAGCAGACGCAACGTCAATCTGGATAGTGCAGTTTATCGGTGATGAGGTGCGCGTGCTGAATTATTACGAGGCGATAGGCCAGGCGTTTGATGACCATGTGCATTGGCTGCGGTCTAACGGGTACGAGGACGCGGTTTGCATCCTGCCGCATGACGGGCGCAAGCATGACTTTGTGCATAGCATCACGCCGCAAGGCTTTCTGGGCCGGGCTGGGTTCACCACTGACGTAGTGACCAATCAGGGCAAGGGCGCGGCATTGCTGCGGATTGATGCGGTGCGCGCGCTGTTGCCTCGGTGCCGGTTTAACGAGGAAACGACAGCAGCCGGGCGCATTGCATTGGGCGCGTATCGCCAGAAGATTGACGATGTGCGCGGCGTAGGGCTTGGGCCGGTGCACGACTGGGCGAGTCACGCGGCTGATGCGTTTGGCTTGGTTGCAATCTATGCAGAGCGGGCCAACACCATTGGCAAGCGCCAGCCCCTACGGCGTAACCTCAAGGGCGTCGTGTAGTTGAACGGGCGCTATTCTATGTGTTAATGTCTACCAAAGGTAGGTGCCAACATGTATCAAGGTTTCAACGATATGTTCGACGGCGGGGGCGCAGGCGCTTCCGGTAAGTCATTTGAGGGTGGCGGGTTGTTGAGCATGATTGCCAACCTAATTGCCAGCCCGCGAGGTAGCCAGCAAGGGCAACCGCAAGAGGCCATGAAGCCAATGGGCGGGCTTCTATCGCCGCAGCCACGGCCTGCCATGCCGCAGCAATTCCCCAACACGCCGCCACCGGGCTTTCAGCCTCCCATGCAAAACCTTGGCCGTGGTGATGTCGGTATGCCGCAGCCACCTATGCAAAATCTAGGGCGGGGTGATTATGGTATGCCACAACCCCCGCAGCCACAGTATCCCAATACAGCGCCTCCCGGCTTTCAGCCGCAAAACCTCGGTCGCGGGGACTACGGTATGCCACGTTCCACAAACCCGCGTCTTAGCTTTGAGGACTTCGTGACAATGCTAGGGCCATCGGCCAACACTGTTCCGCCTGAGATTGTGCAAGAGGCTTACCGGCTGCATATGTTTGGAAACGGGCAATGACTTTAACAACGCACGAGGCAATTCCAATGGGATTATACAGCAACATCGCAGCCAAGAACCGGCGCATTAAAGCTGGGTCTGGCGAAACTATGCGTGAAGTGGGTGACAAGGGCGCACCGGCAAGAGGCGCGTTTGCGGCGGCGGCGAAGACTGCCAAAAAGCCTAAGAAGACCAAGAAGGGCGGTTACTGATGGCCGTCGGTTCCAAGCACTACCTGCCCAACGGCAAGGAACACAAAGGCCCGATGCACAAGGACGCCAACGGCAGGCCGATGTCAGGCGCAAAGCACACGGCTTCTAGCAAGATGCTGACGCACAGCAGGCCAGCGCCTAAGCGGGGCAAGAGCTAATGGCTTTGACAACGTATTCGGGTCTACAGTCTGCAATCGCGGACTTTCTTGACCGCCAGGACTTAACCGCTGCAATCCCCACATTCATTGCGCTTGCCGAGGCGCGGATTTCGCGTGACGTTTCGCACTGGAAACAGGAAAAGCGCGTCACGACGGTATTCAATGAGCAGTATGAGCTTGTGCCCAATGACCTGATTGAAGCCTTATCGCTGCAACACGTGGGCGGCGGGCGCATTATGACAATGGCTGCAACCGAAATGCAGGAACGGCGCGGCGATGTGAACTATGTGGCGGCAAAGCCTACAAGCGTCCGGCTGACCGCTGGGCAGTTTGAGTTGTTCCCATCGCCTGACACCGATTACAGCGTGTCCCTGCTCTATCGTGCCCGCATTCCCGCGCTTGCCGCCGACAACGTGTCCACATGGCTGTTGCTAGACGCTCCTGACGTGTTGCTTTATGGCGCGCTTGGTAACGCTGCACCGTACCTAAAAGACGACGGGCGGCTTCCGGTCTGGGCCGCGCTGTATCAATCAGCCGTGGACGCGCTAAACGCCGAAAGCAAGTCAGCCAAGAGCATTGGCACCATGCGGATGGGAGTACCTAGATAATGGCCACAACCGACTACACCCAAACTGCGGGCATGAGTAGCGCCACGGCCACCGACAACGTGACGGAGGCGGCTCCTGTTGACGGTGTGGCCTACACGCAAGCGGCAGGCATGGACGGGGCAGTCGGCACGGACAACGTGTCTGAGCTGTCTGGTATAGCCGTAGCGGCGGCACTCGCGGCAAGCACAGACGCTTCAAACGCAGCGACAAGCGCCTCAGAGGCGGCGGCTTCTGCGGCCAGCCTATCAGTGAACGCAACGAGCGTTGCTTTGGCGGGCGCGTTGATGGATTCTGAGTTGGCATCGATTGCAGATGTGAAGGCTCTTAACCAAAGCGTAATTAGCGGGGCAACCCCTGCCCTTGGCATTGCCAACATGACGCTCAACGATTCCAGTCTTGTCGTATCCGATTCCACCAACTTGCAGACCTTTGCGGACGGTGTTGACGCAGCATTATTGAGGGCGCGCGGCACCGGGTTCACAAGCTCTTATGTGTCCACGGCTACCGTCGGCGGCACCACCTTTGCACAGCCCGCAGTTAGTGGCGAGATATACAGCGACCAAGGATATTTTGCGGTATCATACGCAGGCGCAACAGGCATAACCGTTGCAACTTTGACTTCGCCTTCAACCTACGTTTACATCGACAACGCTGGTAACCTGCAACAGCAAACCAGCACGCCGACGCGTCAAGACTGGTCGCGCAAGCTGTTTACCATGCGGATTGCAGTGGACACAGTTGCTCAAACAATCCTTGGCTTTGAATATCTGGGCAACCCGATTGGGCACTACGCCAACAGCATTCGGGATTTGTATTCTGCTCTACTTGCTCAAGGCGTCCCGTTTAAGGGCGGTCAAACCATCACTGGCCGGGCCGCAGATTTGGGCTTTGACGTGGCGGCTGGTACGATTATGGAGTTTGGCGGAACGGGTGACATAAACAACTCCAATGTTTTGAGCCTCGACGCAGTTGCAAACGCAACTTACAGCTTGCTATCAAGAACGGCAGTAGTCGGGGACCAAACAAACCTTGTGAAGTTCTGGGACGACGCGGGCAGCATAACGGCCTTGGGTTCGACTACGGTTGTAGGGCACAGGTTATACAGGTTCAGCAACGGCAACTTTGCCATGCAGTATGGCCAAGGCAATTACGCGAACATGACCTTGGCGCGCACTGGCGTGTTGCTAGAGGACTATGCGCTCAACTCACGGCTGTTGAACGCCACTTTCTTTGGCTGGTGGTTGATTGAAGAAACCGCAACCAACACGGGCGGGACAACCGTAACCGACTTTCGGGAATACACCATTGGCGTGCAGGGCGGAAGTTCTAGCGGTTTGGCTGGATGCTTGCTGCAAGGTAACAACCTCTCGGACTTGCAGGACGTTGCAACGGCGTTGACCAACCTTGGCATTGGCGCGGGTGTCGGTGACGACGGGACAAAAACCAGCGGAACATACACGCCAAGCGCAACGGCGGGGCCAAAAAGCAAAAAGATTGTAAACGGCGGCGCTTTCACGCTTGCCCCGCCTGCACTTGATACCAACACAGCCGCGAAGATTTCCCTTTTCATTGTCAACGACGGTGCTGCGGGGGCGGTTACAACCAGCGGGTTTACAAAGGTGACAGGCGACGCTTTCACCACCACGAACGGGCATGAGTTCATGTGCGAGATTGAGGTGTTTGACATCGGCGCGACGGAGTTTTCGCGCCTAAACGTGGTAGCGATGCAATGACTGTGATAACATTACACAACGGCTGAACATAGACACAAGAGACCTGACTTGGGTATCTAATCAAGGACCAACCAATGGCTAGTATTTTCCCAACAGACCCGGCGCAAGACGCCGCAGTTGTAACACCATCTGATACAGCGAACCACGGCGATGTGCGCGGTTTGTTTGTCGGCGGCGCGGGCAACTTGGCAGTCGTAACCGCAGCGGGCAACACGGTGGTATTCACGGGCGTCTTGGCAGGGTCAATCCTTCCTGTGCGTTGCACTCAGGTCCGGTCAACCAGCACAACCGCAACCAACATCGTTGCGCTTTACTGAATGCAGCGCGGTAGGAGTTTGCCATGTTTCTAGGAATTGCCTTGGGTCGCGGGATGGTGGGCAGCATCATGGCCTATGCAGCTTATGCCGCAAACGCTCAAACACCGCCTTTTATTGCTGATTTTGTCGGCGGCTTTTACGTGGCAAACAACCAGCCAACCACACTAGCGGGCGCAACCACCTTTGCCCGATCCGGCAGCGCGACTATGTTTGACAGCACAGGAACGCTTGTAACCATTGCCGATGGTGCACCCCGCGAGAACAGCTACCTTTACGAAGGCGGCGCGTGGGTCAACAATGGCTTGCAGCTTGAGAGTGAAGTGCGGACGAATTTGGCTTTATATTCCAATGATTTCATAAATATCGGCTGGTCAAAAATAAGCGGTCCCAGCGTCACGGCAAATGCAGCTATTTCGCCGGATGGAACTGTAAACGCAGATTTGATTTCCTTTGCAGCCGCAACAGATAGCCGCTTGCAGCAAACTGTTTCAACAACCGCAGCGGCCTCTTATACGTTTTCGGTGTGGTTGAGGATTGCGACTGGAACCGCAACAATTAGAATAGGCACTTCCTTGTCGACTGCAGGGGAATTTTTAGACGTTACAGTTACAACCGAATGGCAGAGGTTCAACCATACAGCAGCCGCTAGCGGGGCTAGTGAGTTTCCTCTTATTGCAAATCAAGGCGGAACCGCCATTGATGTTTTATTATTTGGCGCGCAATTCGAGCTTGGCTCTACCCCTTCCTCCTACACCCCCACAGCCGGGTCAACTGTAACCCGTGCCGCTGAGACCCTGACCGCATCTGCGGCGAACCTGCCTTGGCCTACGCCTGTCGTAATCGGGCCTGAGTTGGTGACGAATGGCGACTTTGCGACAGATAGCGATTGGACACTGACAGGAGCCACTATCACAGGCGGGGCCGCTGTAGTGTCCGGGGCCGCTTTTTCGCAATCAGGTGCACGTCAAAACGGGGTTATGTCTTCTGGGGTGGTGTATCAAGTTACCTTTGATATTGTTGATTGGGTATCTGGAAATATAGACGTTAATATCCCGAGTTTTAGGTTATTTAAGCGTGTAATTATTTCTGGTGATGGGACTTATACAGCCATTGGAGTTAGCGGTGGCGCAGGAGATCTACAGGTTGCGCTGGCGGGTGACGGCACAACTGCGAATTTTAAGTTAGACAACATCTCAGTCAAAGAGATCAACCCGCTGGCAGTATCCCTCCAGATCAGCGGCAAGATAAACTATGCGGATGCCAATCAAGACAAGCAATTCACATTTATGAAATGGTCCGCTGCCGATGGAAACATCGAAAGCAATTTAACTACAATCGGAGTTCTTACTGGTCGGGTGGACTTTAGACAAATACACAACGGGGGGTTAGATAATGTGTTGTCAAATGTGTACACTCCGGGCCTCAACGTACCTTTCAACATTGCATCGCGCCACGGTTCTACGTTTATTAACGGTGCGATAGACGGCACGGTATTAACAGCGAACCTAACTCCGACTGGGCTTGCTGACCTAGAAAACACTGACCTGCAAATAGCCCAAACTTTCATGGGCCACATTCACTTAGTCCGCGTCTGGGCTGTTGACATAGGCGACACTGGCATAGGGGTAGCAAGCACATGATTGAGCACCTGATAATCGACGGAGTTCGCATCTATGGCCAGTGGGACCGGAGCAACCTCTGGTTTATGGGTAGGGCTACGGACAAGGCCACGTTTGACGCCCTAGCCTTGGGTGCCAAGCTAAAAGTGTACACAAACCCGGCACAGGCGGAAACGACAGACCCAGAGACGGGTGAGGTTGTGACGCCAGAGGTTGCCGCCTCTGGTCTGCTTGTATCCGCGCCGGGGATCACTATTGCAGAAATCGGTTCCGTGGGTTTAGTGCCGGGGGTTTACGACAGCGACGGCAACGAAACTACCGCACCGATCCTTGACACCGCGCACCACGTCAACTTCTGGCTTTCTCCGGTAGTTGTCGCAAGGGGTGAGTGGATGCAATGGGCCACGCTTTGGACCTACTCAGGAGACGCCATAGTACCAAACAAGGTTGAGGACGGCACAGCCTTGCGGGGCTTTGCGCTAATAGACCCTGCGACGACTTCCAGCCCGTCTAATAGGTTGCTGTGATTGATTACACGCCGCACTTGTGGCATTGTTCTGAAAAGTAAAGGGCTAAAACATGGCTGATACAACCACGACAACCTACGGCCTTGTTAAGCCGGAAGTCGGCGCTTCTGAGGACACATGGGGCGCAAAGATTAACACCACGCTGGACACGCTTGACGACCTGCTAGACGGCACGACGGCGATTGCGCCCAATGTTGTGGGGCTAAAGGTTGGGGGCGTTGCGGTTACAACTACGGCGGCGGAATTGAACTTTGTCGTGGGCCTAACTTCCGCAGCGCAGACGCAGCTAGACGCAAAGCAAGCAGCCGACGCGGGCTTGACTTCTATTGCCGGTCTGACGACCTTGGCCGATAGGATGATTTATACCACGGCGTTAGACACCTACGCGGTTGCGCCACTGACCGCAGCAGGTAGGGCGCTGATTGATGACGTTGATGCGGCGGCACAGCGGTTGACGCTGGGCGCGGCACCTCTTGACTACCCAACCTTCACAGGCGTGCCAGCCGTGCCGACGGCGACAGCCGGGACCGACACGACGCAGGCCGCATCAACGGCCTTTGTGACCGTGGCTGTCGCTGCGGCGCTGGGTATCGGCAGCGGGCAAACATGGCAAGACGTTAGCGGCTCAAGAGCCGTGAATAATACCGCATATCAAAACACTACTGGCAAGCCAATCCAAGTAAATGTTATGAGCGATTCCAACTCGGCTGAAAGTTTTTCCGTATCGCAAGACAACATAACTTGGCTGATTATTGTGCAGACAGGCGGGCAAGGCTCTGATTCCCTCAGAGCACAGGTCATTGTGCCGAACGGGTATTACTACAGGGCGTCAGTACCCGGCGCGTCAGCAGTTTGGTTTGAGCTAAGATAATGCCGCTAATCCCCCTTGAAATCCCGCCCGGCGCGTATCGCAACGGCACTGAGTTTGACCAGTCGGGCCGCTGGCGTGATATGAACCTTGTGCGCTGGCGTGACGGGTCGCTGCGGCCTGTCGGTGGCTGGCGATTGCGGGCGGCTACGGCATACACTGGCGTGCCCCGTGGGTTGATTGCTTGGGAGGATCTGTCAGGCGACCGGCGCGTCGGCGTGGGGTCTTTTAGTAACCTTTATTCAACCAGCGCAAGCGGTGTAACAACGGACATTACGCCCGCAGGCTTTACGCCAGGCAGCGAAAAGGCCGTGGTCAACACTGGCTTTGGCGGCGGTTTCTTTGGCACCGGGTATTTCGGCACGGCGCGGGCAGACACCGGTAACTTTTCCGAAGCCACAACGTGGGCGCTAGACAACTGGGGCGAATACCTTGTGGCGTGCTCGTCGTCGGACGGCAAGCTGTATGAATGGCAACTTGACACGGGGGTTGCGGCGGCGGTCATTGCGAACGCCCCTCTTAATAACCTGTCGTTGCTTGTATCGGCGGAGCGGTTCTTATTTGCCCTTGGGGCTGGTGGCAACCCGCGCAAGGTCCAATGGTCGGACCGTGAGAATAACACGCTATGGGCTCCAGCGGACACAAACGAGGCGGGCGACTTTGAACTGCAAACAGCAGGGCAAATTATGTGCGCGTTAAAGGTTCGCGGTCAGTCCCTCATCCTAACGGACCAAGACGCACACTCGGCCACTTATCAAGGCCCGCCATTCGTCTATGCGATTGAGCGTGTCGGGCAGTCGTGCGGTATCATCTCACGGAAAGCAGTCATTAGCGTGGACGCAGGCGCGTTCTGGATGGGGCAAGAGGGTTTCTTTTCATACTCAGGCGGCACGGTTCAAGAATTGCCGTGTGACGTTGCCGACTACGTTTTCGGAGATATTAATCGGTCGCAAATAAGCCTAGTCCACGCTGTCCCAATGGCGCAGCACAGCGAAATCTGGTGGTTCTATCCTTCCGGCGGGTCAAACGAATGTGACCGATATGTTGCGCTTGACTATAAAGAGGGCCACTGGATATTCGGCCAGATTGACCGGACGTGCGGCGCAGGGCGTGGGGTATTCAAATACCCCTTGTGGACGGATTCACTCGGCAACCTTTGGGAGCAGGAAGTCGGCCTAAACTATGAGGGCGCGGCTATCTTTGCCGAAAGCGGGCCAATCAGTCTTGGCGTTGGCGACAAAGTGATGTCTGCCACAAGCCTAATCCCCGACGAAAGCACGCAAGGCGACGTGACTGTAACATTCAAGACGCGATTCCACCCCAATGACGTTGAGCGGTCGTATGGCCCCTTTTCAATGGCAAACCCTACTGACGTGCGATTCACGGGCCGACAGATACGAATGCGGATTGATGGCGCGCGCTTGGCTAACTGGCGTGTAGGCACTAACCGGCTTGACGTAACGCCAGGTGGCCGCAGATGAGTGGCCTGCCCGTTGTTGGTCCTGACGTGCGGATCTGGGCCAATGACTTGCGGCGCTATCTGGGTCGGCAGCTTGACCGCCTTTCGTGGCGCGTTGCGGGGCAGACGGCTTCCGAGAACGGCATGATTCTTTGGGATGAGGCAGCGGGATACGCCGTTGTGTCTTTGTCTGGTGC